TTATTGCTTCTATGTCCCAGTACTTATAAAAGTCTGTTACATTTCTATCGTCTGTTTTTAAAATCATCAAAATATCCTGTCGTATAGAGGATGTACATCATTGATTTTTCTTCTTCTGTAAGTTCATCAGAACTATACCAATCATCAGACTTATCAGTCAAGTATATGTATGATACCCCCTCAACATTCATTCTTATATCAATAAAGTTTTTAAACCATAGTGAAGATATTAAGTCGGATTCATTTAGTTTTATTTCTTCAACAAGATCTGCATGTTCATTGTGAAATTTTTCTGTAAGACGGTATAAAGGCTCACCCATAGTGTTTTCTCCTATTTGAATAAGATAGCCACGCTCTATCATTGCCTCTACTATTTCATCTTGAAAATCCATCATGCGCTCCTTTTTACGAATCCAAGTATACATGCAAAACAATGAAACATTGTATGATCACACTCTACAGTTTTTTTCTTTGCCCACCCTGGAAATGCTTCTGGTTGTGGTCCAGAACGACATACAGAACATTTTTGACCATGATTAACTAGCCTACCAGACATACATGATCCGCATATCTTTGGCCTATTATGTTTTTTTACCTTTTTAATCGAAGACTTTTTAACAGGTTTTTCTGGAATAGTTCCATCTTCCAAAGGCATTCTATCGCTCTTCCAAAAATTACATTGACGATGTGCAAGCCTAAGATTAGAAATGTTCCAAGTCCCGCCTTTTGATAAAGGAATCCAATGATCCAAAGTCTTTTTTTCTTTCTTGCCAAACGGCTCCTTGCATATAAAACATGCATCGCCGTCGCGGGCAATGATTTCTTCAATTGCTTCTTGTTTACCCTGCCAAGTCAGTTCAATCATTTAGATCATCCCAATGGTCCCAAAATAAGTTTCTGCATCTTTATTGTTTGATGGAGGAAGTTTAATGATGCTCTCCCTATTACGATCTTGTTCGCGTGCCTCTTGAATCCTTACATCCCTAACAAAACTCTTGTATGTGTGTACTTCTATTTCAGCATCTTGAATATCTTTTCTTGATCCAGTAATGGAGTTATAGAGAGATCCACAAACCGCATCTGATAAGTCCTTGCTTCCTTTTCTTGGATGATCTACTTTACCCCTAATAATTCTTAATTGAGTTAATTCGTCAACAAGCAAAGGAATACGTGGGCCTATAATTCTTTCTTCTCCAACAAGCATAACCATGTCATCATAATGTTTCTTAGCAACAGATAATGTTTCTGTATTAATGCCAAGCATTCTTAAGTCCGATTGTATATCATGAGAGTTCCATCTGTCAAAGGTTACTTTTCTAATATTAAATCCACGCGATCTTAAATCAATAATAAATTGTTTTACCTCAGAAAAGTCAACGGATTTATCAAATGTCGGTGTCCACCATTTGATAAGATCTACAACAACTAATGGACTTACAACTTCGTGATCTAGAAAAGCCTTTAAGTGAACCCATTTATCTACGTGTGACATAGCAACTGCACAGTGATCATGTTTTTGTGCAAGGTCAACATGCACAAAGTATTCTTTTCCTTCAACTGGTTGAAACCAATCATGGAATCTTCCAGTGTCGTCTATACCATTATAAGGTTGATTAAAACATACTTCAATCTTTTCTTTAGATTTAAAAAATGCATCTATAGAATCTGGTGGCATACATGCAAAACGAGAAAGGGCATCTATTGGATTAGTAAAGAATGCTCTTTTAAAATCTTCAATAGTTCTAGTTGGATTAATCTCCCACGTTGGCCTTCTTAAAGCATAGACTCTAGGAAATCTATATGCATTAATGTGATCCTCTTCCCATTCAATACTGAATTTATTTTCTTCTATTTCATCATCAAGTTCGTCATCTATTTTAAATTCATAATCTCTAACAATTACATCTTTATCTGCAATGACGGCATTATATCTTTGTTGAATGAAGTCGCCTTTAAATCGTGGGAATGAAAGTAATATAACCTTCCCATAGTCAGGGAATCGTGAGTCAACGGATGCCCTGTACATGTCATATATTGCTTGAGCAGTTTTTGACTGATCACTGCCTGATGTAGACTCCATACTAAAACCAGAAATTTCGTCAAGGATGACGCAGATAACGTTATATCCCTCCCAAGATTCTCTTTCGGAGTGGCCTGAGTGACATGTTATAGACTTATCAAACGTTACTGCTTGAGCAGTTACGCTATATTTTCCAATAAACCAAGGAGAGCCTTCAATTCTTTTTCTAAAACCTTTGAAGAAAACGTTCTTTGCCTGATCTGAGTTAATAGCAATATTAATAATGTCAATTGCATCGCCAGGTGGCTTACCAAAATATTTTGCAGGATCTTTAAGGCATAGTAAAAGATAAACTAAATAGGATACAGCCACTGTAGACATGTAGTCTTTTCCAGAACCTTTACCAAGTTGGAGTATGACTTCATTACACGTTTGCTTGTATCTTTTAGTTCCCTCTTCTTCGCCAAAGAGTCTAATTAAAGTTTCTTTTTTGTAGACTTGTGTCATTGCTTTAATGCATTGATACTGATACTCCGATAATGGAGGAAGGTTTAAATATCTTTCACTAGTTGTAAACTCTTCTATTGTTATTGGAAACTCTTCAAACTCATCCCCATCTAGTGCTTTAAGGAAGTCGTCAAACACTAGTAGCCCTCAACCTTTCCAGTAACCTCACTGAGCCTAGAAAATACTTCTTTCTTACAGTGGGGGCAATCAGAAACAACGTCTTTTAGAATGCCTACAAGAGCCTCCTGCTTACGTTCACTTTCAATGATTTGATCTGCAATTTCATTATTCTCAATAAGGCCAGCCTTTTGAAGCATGTCAATTTGTTTTTGTTGAATATCTGCAATAAGTTTTAATGCTGCTGTTTTATTGGAAAGTGCTTGAGTTTGTGAAGCCTCTTCAACAACCTTCCAAGCCTCTGCAATAAGCATAGAATAATGACTATCTGCACCAGCAAGCGCCTCACGCGCACGGTTTTGAATTAACTTATCGCTATGAACAACAGTACGCCACTCATTTAAATATTCTTGAACTTCTGTGCGTTTAAACCCAGTCTCTCTTGCTATCTGTGTGGGATTAGTAGATCCTTTGAGAAAAGCCTCAACAACCTTATTTATCCGCTCCCACCTATCGGCAAGTTCTAACTCAGACATTAGTCTTCTTTCTAGTTTTCTTAGGCTTTACAACGCCCTTTAAATCATCAACATAGAATGACCTAAAAGTTCCATTTGCCGTATCTGTACAGTCAATCCACGTTGATTCTTTTTCTGCATTGTGTACCATCTTAATAAATTTATATATCCCACGTTGATATTTAAATCTAATCGGAGTGCCAACAGTGATTTCATCGCTTCCATGCTTTAACTCATAAAATACTGAAATATTTGAATTAAAACTATATGGGGCGTACTCTGACGTTGATTTTCTTTTTACGCTAGACATAAATCACCATTCCTATTATAGCACTCAGGTGCTGTGACCGCCGTTTCGAGTTGGCGACCACACCAATCCAGGACGATCAATTCCTCTTGTGGCCTTAGTACCACAGGTACTACAGTGTACTTCATCGCGGTTTTCCATGTAAACATTTTTTTCAAACTTAGTTTCACAGTTTGTACAATTATATGTATAGTACGGCATTATTTCCAATTTCCCTTCGTAGCAATCTTAAGAAGAATTAGATAACCCATAAGGTCATCAATGTCATTATCTCCCATATATTCTTTGCCACGCATAAATCGTGATAGTTTATCATCTATTCTTACTTTTAATTGTTCAATATTATCTGCTTTAGAAAAAGTTCTTACTGGATCTAAGGCTGAATTGCCATATGCCCTATTTTTATCTATTAACAGTTTAACTAATTTATTACATTCATCAATAATGGCGCTCTCTGTTTTATTTTGTGGAGAGGGGAGAGTCTTATGACCCTGTTTAATTTTAATATTGTTTTGATCGTACATGTCTTTAATATCTTTTTCAATCATTTTGACCAACTCCTTTGATTTCTTATAAAACCATATTCTACTAGATAACGATATATTGTTTGATGACTAGTATTTGCTTCTTTAGCAATCTCTTCTATAGTTTTCTTTTCTACTAAATATCTTTTAGATAGCCAAGCCTTGCTCTGATAAAGTTTAGCCATTATCCACCAACTTATTATAAGCATAGTACGCAATTCCCATTGCGTCACCAGCGTCATGATCTTTTACATTGATATTATATTTATTATTAAAGAAGTCCATAGTTTTTTGTTTTCTTATATCTCTAGACTTACTACGATACCAAGTTTCTGACTTGCTTGGAAACTGAACTTTTAAATCTTCTTTTTCTAATTTAGTAAAGTT